TCAATCGTCAAGGGCCGTTCGTAGTAGCCTGATATCGTGGTGCTGGACGCTGTTTGGTTGGTGCTGACAGTGTAGGTGCCCACCTCGTTAACGTTGCCTCCTGCGCCCGTTGTGAAGCCCACAATGGTGGTTCCTGCGGTGATGCCAGTGCCAGACAGTGTTTGACCGATCGCAATGGCTCCAGAGGTGATGGCGGTGACCGTCAGGGTCGTTCCAGCAATAGATCCGGTAAACGATGCACCGACCTGACCACCTGGCCCAATCGTGTACTGCACCTGATTCGGAGTTGTTGAAAAAATGATCTCTGTCTTGTAAAAGACCATCATGTTTTCGTTTGACCACTGCGCGCACATATCATTCAGCATATCGAACGCATCTGCCGAATCTGCCGCCGCTGGGGTTTCCCCCGCAGCTAAAGCGCCAATGTCTTTCAGCGCTCGATTGATGATGTCCTGGGGGGTTGTCACAGCCCTTGACCCTGCGTAACATAAACCACCGCAGTGCTGGATGCTGTAATGCCTGTAAAGAATGTTCCCGCGGGAAAACTCATTATTTCAACAGCGCCAGCCACCAGTGGGATAGCCGTGGTTGTTGATGCTGCTGTTACAGCCAGCGCTGATGATGTGCCCGTGCCCAGAAACACAGTCACCGCACCGACATTGACAAACCGATAGTTGGTGTTGACCACATTTGACGGGCCAGGTTGAACAGCTGTTGGCGCACTGGTTGCGCCCGTGAAGTTAACTGTTAGGCCAAGTGGTTGGAAGGCTTCTTGAGTCATTTTTGTCTTTCAAGGTTATTCAGCGGCTCGTGCCTGATTATGGCGTAGCAGCAGCCTGTGCCGCCTTGTACGCCGCAACCACAGCCGCCGTATGCGTTGCAGCACAGATAGCCTTTACACGGGCATCCTGCTTGCTGTAATCATCGCCGGGTGCAACAACGTGGCGATGGAATGATCCGCTAATCTGTTTCCCATCTTCAAGAATAGCGGTCTTGGTGCGAACTTGCACAGCGCCATTTTCCACAACTTCAATTAGATCAACAAAGATAACTTTTTCAAGAGCCATGATATTTCCTTGTTTCCAACCCAACCATCCAGTTGGGCATTAAGGTTTCCAGTTGTCCGAACTGGTACGGTTAATTTTTACTGATTTTGTGCTCTGCTTTTTTCTACGAATGTAGAAGTAGAAGTGGCGATAAACGTTATCACATCAACTTGTGCATTTGTGGCAGTCAATGTAAATGCGCTACCGGCAAGTTTATACCCTGCTGCAAACGTTAGCGTATTACCACCACCTGATTGCGTCAAGATAAATGTAAGCTCTTGACCGACTAATACCGTAGCTGAATCAGGCACGTTAAAAGTAGCGTTACCTGCAATGCTGTAAGTAATTATCCCGTTGAGCGCATACGGGGTTAACGTTATCGCTGCCACACTACCGCCAGCGCCAATTACTGACGCAGTTCGTAAATGTGTTACGCCAGTATCTGAAAATTTAGCAATAAAATTTGCTGGAGTTAAATCATTTCCAATAATCAGATCATCGCTAGTGCTTTTGTTCAGATAAATAGTTTTTGTTGGTGGGCCAGCATCAGCGCCGCTAGTCAATATAAAACCAACCAGTCCATCCGATCCAGATGGGTTATCGAGCTTCAATAAAGTTGAAGGATTTAAGCCACCATTTCGGAGCCTATTACCGTTAAAGACATACGAAATATTTGCTGGATAGTTTCCGGTGCCGTTAGCAACAGCAAGCGGGTCGTAATCCTCACCACCAGAATAATTACCCGTGTTGAACAGCCATGTGTAATTTTGCCCCAATACCAATCTGCCACGGTAATCTGATGTTTGGGTGCCATACCAAAGACCACCACGCAAAAGGTAAGTGCCAGCCGCTTCTGTAATGCCGTTGTAAGTCCCCCAAGTGCTGACAAGCGTCAGGCTTGTTGCACTCTCAACAGAAGCCACAATACCCGCAGCGTTTACCTGTGCATCAAGCGTTAAGATCGCTCCAATAAAATCACTTGTCCAGCCGGTTGCAACTCCAGTGACGGTCTTGCTTCCTGCTAAAACACTGACCGTGCCAACTGTATATTGTGAGCCTTGACCACCAGAAATTACGTAGTCATGCGCCGGGACATTACTGTGAGCGTTTCCATCGTTAGAGCCAAATACAGCCCACCCAAGAGTCGTGTTGCTTCCTGAATCCGGTGTAGGCCCATAAGAATAAAACAGGCCCGGATTGCGTAATCCATCAAGACTGTAGTTATGGATGCGGATAACTGGGCTGTTTGGGCCACCAGTTAGCGGTGCGCCGCCCATCCACATCATTTCAACATCGTTACTATTCACATAGTAATTCAAGTGATCTGACCGGCTTTGGTCAACAACAATTACGGGGATCACCGGATTGGTAGACCGATACAGATTCAAGCTGTAAAACAATGACCCCATGTAACAGCCTTGGGGAACATAGACAGTGCCACCGCCAACGGCTCGTACAGCATCAACGCCAAGTTGAACAACGGCAACAGCATCAGCGTTAGACAACGTTCCTGCTTGTGCTTGCGCTACCTGTGCATCGGTCATGTAATCAACAGCGTTAACTGCCGATCCTTTAATCATGCCTTGTGTTACTTTGGTCAGCGGCATAGTTTTTCCTTAAACAAAATAAGTTCCCGATATTTCCAACTCTGTTACAGCGGTGTCCATCGCAAGTAAAGCATACGGAGATGCGGTTGCAATACTAAGCGGGAAAATATTAGTGCTTGAAGCTGTCATATAGCAGGACAATTGACCAACAAATGTTAAGTTATAGCAAGCTATTGCAAAAGCATAACTTCCAGTTGCCGATGACGTAAAAGGTAACCCACTTATGTACATACTGCCAGTGCCGGTATGTGCAGACCAAGCAAGAGTAAGAGTAAAGCTAACTGCTCGGCCTGTTTTGGTGTACGTTCCCACTTGTGTTCCGTAAGTACCTGTTCCAGCGATGGTGGTTCCTATAACCACAGGTGTCCAAGTGCCCTCCTCATAATCCGCAAGCAACTCGCTTGTGCCTGCGCCAGCAGTTGCAGAAAAGTCAACGCCTTTGCCAGATGTGCCGATGATGAGGTTGCCTGTGGACAAAGTAACGTCACCCGCAAAGGTAATTGGCGTTGCGATCTGGCTGGCGTTGATAACTGAGGTTGTGGTTTTTAGCACGGCATTTCCTAGCTGTAAACAAATTCAATAGTGGATGTGTATGGCGGGGCTTCGCTAAACGTGAGCGTGTTGCCGCTGACAGTGTAGGTGTTCTTATTTTGGTAAACACCATTGATAAAAACAGCGCTTAGACCACTAAGAACGGTAAAAGCAACTTGCGAACCCGTGCCGGTAGCGTTACTAGCAAAAGTGCTGCCTGTAATGTTGTCAACCGTCCAGATCAACACATTGGTACTGTCGTACAGAGCAAATTTATAACTAGCTGCGCCAAGCCACACATTGGCCTCGCCACGGCTGTCTAGGACAATTGGGTTGGTATTGGCAATTAAGCCAGTGGAATCGGTGTAGGAGGCAAGTGGCGTGGTTGTGCCAGCAGCGTAGGTGTACAGCAGCCCTCCCGATAGCGGAGCGCCATTCAGATCAAAGAATTGCAGCTTAGGCGTAGGTGATAGGGATGTTGTAGCCATGATTTTTTAGTAAAAAAGGGAACCGCCCTTGCGAACAGTCCCCTTTTGTTTTTGATGAAACAGAGTTTAGAACGCTGTGAAATCAGTGCCGTACACGTAAACGTCAACCGTGCCGCTTGCAACAGCAGTTCCGATGCGGACGTAAAACACCTGAGCCGATAGGTTTGCCGTGCCAGTAGCCGCTACCACCGTGGATTTGGTGACATAGGCTGAACTGGTGTTGCTGGTCAACGCTGCATTGGTAACGATTTCAGTACCCGTACCTGCTGCACCCGTCCAGATTGCCAAAGCACCAGCAGACACATCCTTGTTAGCATTTGTAATGACAACATTGGTGACGTTATAGGTGGTGGTGTTGATGACGGGCAAGGTAATTGCCGCATCGCCAGTAGCATTGATGGAAACGCTCGTTGCGTAAGCAATCAAGCGAATAGCCTGGTTGCTGGACAGAACTTGCGGGTGAACGGTAGTGGTTGTTGCTGCGCCTGGATTTGCCATGATAGTTACTCCTTAATGGTGAGTGTTAAGCGGCAACCCGGCAAGCAAGCTCGGGGTACAGCGGTGCCCAGCCGTAGAGAACGTCTACACGGGTTGGGATAGAGTCGTTGTTGATGGTGTACTGACGCACGACACGCATGGACAGGCCCAGTTCCTTGTCAGCAGCACGGCCAGCAAAGTGAACACCGTCAGGCAGCTCGAGGTCAGCGCAGGCCATTGTGAACGCATTTTTGTGCATAACAATATTTTGCGGACTGACCGTGCCAGTGTTATTGAACGGGGTCACAACTGCGGTTGCGCTGGTGCTGTTGACTACCACATTCTGGAATTGACCAGCAGTAATCACAGCAGGGCTGACGATCACAGAAGTCGTACCAGATGTTGCAACCGTCACATCAGCCTGGACAACAAAACTACGCAGACGGTTGGAGCCGTAAGCAGCGCGATTCTGTGGGTTAGCTGCAAAGATGTTTGCAATGGTGATGGTGTCGCCTTGCTTGAGGCCAGCCGTAGCAGTGGTGGCAGTCAGAGCAATGGTGGACGTTGATGCCCAGCCGCTCGTCAGGAAACCCGTGGCAGTGGTTGTAGCGCAGGCCAGGGTAGCAGTGGAGTAGCTGCCAAAAGTCTGACTAACAACGTTCTGATCCATCTTCCACATCATGCCTGCCGAGTCCTTGCCCATCATGCCGCGCTCGTATTGCTTGGCAATGGTGTTGCTTGGCACAAACAGACCTTTCAAGCTGTCCACAATGGTTGCACCAGTGAATGGCTCAACAATGCAGGCCCGGCGTCCATCGCGTGGTGCGCCCTCGGCGTCCAAGTATGCGCCTGCCGTGAGGTAGGTCAGCAAGCTGGTCGGGACAGTCCCGGCAGTACCAACGATGTTGGCAGTGGCGTTTTTGGCCATAACCAAACCATCACGGTCAATCTTGTTGGCAATCGCGGCCACTGCGGGTTTTAGAACTCGATCGCTAAAGCGGTCAAGAGACAGCGCCAGATCCTGCGTGGTGAACTGCGTATCAACGTGAAATTGCGTGGACAAGGTAACGGGAACAGAAGTCTCGTTAAAGTCTTCGACGTTCAACGCTGGCCCACTGGTGCCGACAAAGCGACCAGGACGACGGACATTCAATGTCGCGCCAATCTTTGCGCCAGTTACAGCGAATTGATCGTCATAGTTACGTTCGACCTGGCTCGAAAAAGTCAACTCGTTTTCCAGCACCATCAACGCTTCGTTGGTGATCATGCTGATAGTAAGCAAATTATTTGCCATGATATTTCCTAAAAAAATGGTTATCGAATTTGCCCATTCAATCGACCTGCTTTCCAAGCTTGGAAGCTGCCATGAAACTGCCCATCAGCAGTTAATGCAACATCACGCCCGTTAGCGGCTGACCGAATAGGATTAATCGGTGCGCTTGCCTTACTTCTCTGCACAACAGGCTTTGAGTCTTGTTTCTCAAACATGGCCTCTAACTTCCCAATCTGTCGCAACTGTGCTGATGGCGTCATCCCTTGCAGCTTTTCAACGAACTCAGGGTTATCAGCAAGGTGGTACAACAACTGCGGCCCGACATCTGACTCGAATATGGCATCTCGCACTTCATTGACTACCGTCATATCCGCGCTTTTTACCACTCGCTCAAAATCTGGCATCGCTGCTTTCGCCTGGTTAACCCGTTCTACCCAAGTGTTTAACACCTGTTCTTTCTCGGCTTGAACCTTGGCCTGTACTGCCTTCTGTCTTTCTTCCCCCATTCGCTGGTCAACCTTAAAGTCTGTCAATGCTTTCGCATATTCAAACATATCGGTGAACTGGCTCGGATCTGGTTCGGCATCGCTTTTTGGGGCTTGTTTCCGTTCCATGTCCGCTAACCGCTGCTCCAGGCTTACCCTAGCTTCGCGCTCCCGCATTGCTTCTTGCTTTGCGTCATCACGATCTTTGGTCACCTTCTCAAACCGTCGCTCAATCTTAGGTCGCCTCTTTTCCTCTGTTGTTTGCTGGTCTTCACTGGCAGGCTCACTCTGACTGTCATCATCCAGCGGCTCTATTGTTTCAATAGCCTCGCGTGGCGTTTTGTCAGCTAAACCTAGTTTTTCAGCTTGGTATTCAGCTAAATTCTCGCTAGTCACCGTACTGGCTTCTAGTCTTTTCTGCGTTTCACTCACTACCACTTCAGACATGGATTACTCCAAGGATTTGCCCCGTAAGAACCCACGGGTCGGGTTGGGGCATTATTACCCAAAAACAAAAGGTTATGCAACTACTGCATGGGTTGGATCAACGGGTTTGCTCCTTCGCTGATGTCTTGGATACTAAATTGAGCGTATGCGGCTTGTTCTTGGTTCATCTTGTCAATTTCCATCATTAGTTGATCTGGCGGCATCCGAGCTAGCAGAATCTTTACCAGTGCTTCAATTTCTGTGCGGTTTTGAGTGGTAACCCTACGCATATTCTCATTGTTAACTCGAGATTCTGCGATTGTTTCGGTGTTGTGCGCCCGTGCCGTAACGTCCATCAGCTTACGCTTGGTTTCGCCTTCGTCTTTGAGCTGTGCCACTTGCATACGGTTGTTGATTTCCAACTGCGCTGCTTGCAACTGTTGCTGCATCTGCTCAATCTGTTTCTGTTGCTGGGCCATCTGCATCTGCACCTGGGGCGGTATGTCTGACTTCTCGTCAATCTGCGCCATTGGGTTTCTCGCGGCCAGGCGGTCAGCAATAACGTCAGCACCGGGAAAGTCCATGTTACGGAACACCAGATCCCCAGCCAGGTCAAACAGTTCCTTGTTTCCGGTGAGCAGGGGCATCATGGCTTCTACGGCTTGCTGGCGCTTGCTTTGGAAGCCTGGCCCAGTGTCCATCACCACATCGTATTCGCCCACCGTCACATCGTTCAGCACTTCTCCCACCGCGGTTTGCTCGTTGATGGTTGTCATGTCTGGCTGGCCATCGCTGCCGATAATTCGCATCACTCGCTGGGTATCGTAAATCTTGGGAATCAAATCCAGCAGAATCTTGCCCGTATGCTTGATGCTGCGCGTCAGGTTGTCGTAAAAGTGGAAGTTGCTCAGATCAGTCTGGCTCTGCTGGCCCTGTAGCGCTTTGCCGCTGATGTTGCCGCTTGGCAGTTGGTTGGGGTCTAAGATGCCCAGCACCATCTGCAAGTCAGTGTTTATCGCGTTGGCAGCGTCCATGATGCCAGCAGGCGGTGATTCGGGCTGTAGACGCTGTGGGACTGGTGCTGGCTGGCCTTCTATGTCCTTCTGTTTATAACGCAGCACAGGGCTAGACTTGATGTTAGCCAGCGCCCATTCGTTTTCATGGCCTTCGTCCTGGCCTTCAGCAAGCAACCATTTGGCCTTGGGAGCCAGGGCAATGCTCTCGGTCATGCTGGTGCGCCAGAAGTTGTACATACGCTGCGGGTCTTTGGCAAACCGCACCAGGCCATATTTCTTGCGCTTGTCGTCCACAATCACTTGAGCGCCGTAGCAAGGCACGATTGGGATGTATTTCCCGTCCCAGGTCTTTTCCTCAAGGATCTCAAGTGCTGTCATCTTGCACCACTTGACTGCCCTACGGAAACTCTCGCGGGTGTCAATCACCGTCAGACCAGCCGCGGCCACTCGCTCAAGGAATCTGTCGCTGTCAGCAAAGCCACTGGTGCCATCACTCAACAGGTACAACTTGGCCTTTTCTCGGGTCACATGGAAGTATTCAGCAATCCGAATGTCTTCCTTAGTCACCCAACTTGCGGAGTTGTCACCAGTGCTGCGGTGCGTGAAGTTAGCCCCGTCATCAGCGTCAGGGTACATTTCTTTAAAAATGGTCTTGCTTAACAGCGTGGTAACCAGGCAGCGCTCTGCATCTGAACCGTCCGGTCTTACGCTGTTTGGGTCAAAGTAAACCGTGAACGGGTTATCAATGGCATCAATGTAAATCTCTTGGTCAAACGATTCCTCGCTGACGTACTTGGTATTGATGCGCCAGTATCCCCAACCCATTCTTACGGCGTAATCAAAAGCCGTGTCGTAGGCGGTGTCGGCGTTGCTGTTGACCTCAATGTGACGGGTAATGCCTTCTAGCACCTGGGCAATCTTGTAGTCTGCCAGGTTGTTTACTGGATGCACCTTGATGCGAGGTCGTTGCTGGCGCTGTTGGTTGGTCACCTGGCGCACATAAGCATCAATTTTGTTGATGGTAAGGCACGGCCTCGCTTCAAGATTCCTGCTGTTCTGGATCTCCACTGGCCATTGATCACCCGCTGCAAAACGGATATCTTGCAGTGCCTCGCTGCGGTTGGTGCTGTCGCTGTCGTTCACCAGTTGCCAAAACTTGATGGCATCGTCAATGCGCGGGTCATTCATGGTCTGTCCTCAATTCATCCAGCTGCCTGCTGTTTCGGCAATTGCTTTAGGTTTGCGTTTGTGCGGTTGCCGAATCATAAGCCCTATATATCTAAACGCATCAGCGCCGTGGCTGTACTGGTCGTGCAACGGGTTACGGCTGAACTGCCCAGTATCAGGGTCTACCTCGTAGCGGTAGTGCCGCAAACAGGCCAG